AAAATGATTTTGTTTTTGTTTTTTGTTTTTTATTTTGTATTTGTTTTTGTTTTTTGTTTTTTTTTGTTTTTATTTAATTTGATTCTCTCTAGCTTTTCAATTCAAGAAAGAGTGGCGACACAGTAATTATGTATCTTTTCATTCAACTCGTCTTCTGTATGACATTCGCCGCACAAGATTTGTGTTTTGTCAGTGGGGTGTTCCACGAAGAAGTCCTCGTTTTTCCAATCAATGTCATCGCCACACAGGCGGCAGATTGTTCCTTTGTAATTTATAAGCGGCTCTTCAATGATATTGGTGCTGCTGCTGTCGCTGTCGCTGTCGCTGTCGCTGTCGCTGTCGCTGTCTTCATTCTTATCAAGAAGAACCGAATCCGCAAGGTCAAGGTGTTCATGATAAAGGCGGTCTTCGTCTTCGGCTGCAATATCCGCATTGGCGATGTAGTCGCGGAGTTGTTTGATGATGTTGAGAAGGTCAGTATTGGTGGCTGTCATCGTATTCTTGTATTGTGTTCAGGAACTGATGAATGTAAGTATAGTTTTCAATTTTTCAATTTATATTTTTTTGGGTGAAAAGTTGAGCGATTTTGAAATGAATTTGAAATGAATTTAGGAAAATGATTTTGTTTTGAAATGATTTTGTTTTGAAATGATTTTGTTTTTATTTATTTGCAGGGCGAATTATCAGCTCAATAAATAAAAATTGATTTTTGTTTGTGTATGGAGTAGAATAGTATCCATCAGCTCCGCACTCCACTCCTCCGTTATAATATATTATCAGTTAAACAATATAAAGCCATAGTAAGAAGAATAATTATCAGCAATGCCAGAACACGAAGAATCTATAATTGCCCCATCTTGCACTTATGCAATCCAACATGAAAAAGTTTGGCTTGATGGTTGCACTGCATACGAGTATATTGGAGACCCAACCAGATTCAAGGCAATGCGCCTGATTCCTGAAGCGATAATAGAAAAACGAAAAGAGGTTCATCTAGAAGCGTTGAAGGCGAAAGGCGGCAAACGCAGCGGGTTTGAATCCATCAGGGACCATAATGAAAATTTTAATAGAAATGTAAATCGGGTCTCTAAAACGAACCAGGTTGTATGGAAAAGAGCCAAGCACGGCTGGGGACGTGTAAATGGTAATGGTATTTTGAATTTTGCATCAATGGAAAGATTTAGCCGCAACACGATTCTGGCGGATTTTCATAAAGATTTTGATATTTTTAATTGTCAAGGAAAAATTATTTTAAACGTTGCTACTGATGAATGCACGCCGTGTGAAAGCTTGCGCTATTTTTGTGAGAATCGGGAAAGTATTTTAGATGACGAAATTGCGGCAACCGGAAAAACACGAGATGATGTCAAAAAGGTATGGACGGCTGTCTTTAATGGCGGCAGTGTTCCCGAGTGGTTTCAAAATCCACTCATTTATAGTGTTCGCAAGGAAGTTTTAAAAATCCGCGAATGTATCAAAAAAGCCAATCCACAACTGTATGAATGCATGCATGCCAAGACAAAAACAGACCCTACCAAACGCAAAAAATATGGAGAAGATATGGAAAAAATGACTCAAGCGTCTATGCGTTCAATGATGTCAATGTGGTTTCAGCATTATGAAGTCAAAATAGTGTCTTGCGTATTGGAGTGGTGTATGAAAGAAGGACTTTTGACAATGGAAGGCGATAAATATCAAGGAAAGGCAATGTTCGGTTATATTTATGACGGTTTTGTGCTGTTGGATTCTGTGGTGGAGTTGTGGGTTAAAAAGGTGCCTGGACGAACGGCGGAATCTTTACTTGAGCATTTCCATGACCTTGTGTATGAAAAATTGGGATTTGACCTTGTGTGGAAAATCAAATCGTTCAATGAACTCTATGACATTCGGGAACACATGATTACAGTCATGAACTCTCCTGCGACTGCCGATGCAGTTAAATTTACAGGAGATATGTCTTTTTGTAGAATGGCGGAAGAGTTTGAGAAGAAACATTGCAAAATTATTTCTGGAGGTTGTTATGTGGAACGCGTTGGCGAAGAAGATGTTGTTGTTAGGACTTTAGATAAATTGAAAATGTCATACGGTCATTTGTGGTGTGGATACGATGATAAAAACCGAAAAATCAACTTCATTGATACATGGACGCGCAACAATGATGAACTTAGGGTTTATGATAGAATGGACATTTATCCCAATACCAGAAAATGTCCTGAAAATGTATTCAATTTATGGACTCCGTTTGCAATGGAAATAGTGGAAGATTATGAACATGACGAGGACGGACTGAAGTTCTTCTTGGATTTTATAAAATATACCATTTGTGGTCATAAGCAGACCCCTGAAGGACAGCCGCCGGCTCCTTTTCCGCAATATGATTATTTCATGAAATGCTTGGGTCATCTTGTCCAAAAACCCGATGAAAAGCTTGGAAAATGCATCATTTTGATAAGTAAGCAAGGTGCAGGCAAGGGAATATTTTTGAAAATGATGAAGAAGATATTGGGTATAAGCAAAGTATTTGAAAGCGTCAATCCGGCACGCGATGTTTTTGGAGATTTTAATCCTTTAATGGAGAAGGCGACATTTGTGTGTTTTGATGAAATGTCCAATACAAAAATATCGCCAGATGCACAAGAAAATTTCAAGAACTTCATCACGGCAGACATAATGACGATTAGAAATTTGTATATTGCTCCTTATCCAATTCAATCTTTTCACGTATTCTTCGTCATGACGAACAATGAAGACGGAGGGCTTCTCTTCAAAGAGGGAGACCGCCGTTTATTTGCAATGCGCATGAATGATGATAAAACGCCAGGAAACGAAGGTTCTCAAGTGTATTGGAACAAGTGGCTTGCATATCTTGCGGGGAATGACGATATTTGGAAGACGATTTACGAGTATTTGATGGAGATTGACATTAGTGGCGACTGGCTCAACACGATTCCAAAGACCGCTCATCATTTGAATTTGGAAAATGGGAACAAGGATTCTTTGGACGCTTGGTTAGAGGAGATGGCGGCATCGTGGAGAGCGGATAAAAACGAGGATAAAAAATTTGAAGAGGTTTTTGATGGAGCGATTGTCATGGCGAATTATATGAGTTTTTGCGAACGTAATAATTTCAAAAAGCCAACAACGAATGCATCTGGTTTATCGGCAAGAATCCAGAATCACGATATTAGTAAATTTGGTGGGAATAAGGGCGAGGGGTTTCGTCCAACAGAAAAGAAACGTGGAAGTGGTTGCAATAAACGTGTGTTTAGGTATAATGCAATGTATAATTATTATGTTGAGAAGGGCGTTTTTAACGAAAGCGATTATAACGGGGCAAATGATGAGGAGGAGGGAATAAAATCAAAAAAACCGGAGTCGCCAATCCAGTTTGGAATTATTCCTAATGACATACGAGCAAGTATAACTGCAGCTGCTGTTGTAATCAACAAACATTACAAAATCAAAATCAAGCCGAAGAAAGTTTTTAGTGAAGACGGCGTTGAACAATGTGATTAAGGAATGAGGGGGTTTAATTCCCCCTATTTTTTTATACTAATAATATAAAAGATGACGAAAAAGTATAGAAGACGGCGACGCGCGAAACGTAGCACCGTAATTTTGCCCTTAGGGGTAGAACCTGTAGAATCCCTGATGCCAGAAGTGGTCGTGGAAACGATTGCTCCGCCAATTCCGCCTTGTCGGTCTTTTTGGGATTGGTTGTTTCGGCGGCGGTAAAAAATCTAAAATATAATATTATTACTATATATATACATTTAGTAATAATGCCTCCCGTTGCCGTAAATACTACCCCGTTTGAACTTGCCCTTGCAAAGAAATTTGAAGAAAAGGGGCTGAGTCCTTCCACCATTGTATTGTATTTGAAAAATCTCAAAAAATTAAATAATAATCAACCTATTAATGATTTTAGGTTTTTGTATCACCCTCAAAAAATTGTAGAATTGATTACGAATTATGCAGAGACAACAAAACGTAATTTTATTATTGCCGTCGTGTCTGCACTCAACTTGGCAGGTGATAGTGCCAAGCACAAGAAACTCTATACGGAGTATTACAACATGATGATGACCAAGAACAAGGAAATTAAAGAACAGGGTGGAAAATCAAAAGATGATTTACCTTCTTGGGCTATTATCATGCAGAGATTCAACGAGTTGAAGGTTCAAGTAGAAAAGGCAACCGATTTTAAAAAAGAGAGCGATTACAACAATCTATTAAAATTAACCGTATTGTCCTTGTATGTTCTTCAACCACCTCGTAGAAACGGGGATTATCTTGAAATGATGATTGTCCCGGCATATCATGAAGAACTCCCTAATGACCACAATTATTTATCTTTAAAGGGGGGCGAATTTATTTTCAACAAGTATAAAACGAGCAAAAAATATGGTGAGTATCGTCAGCCGATTGTTCCTGAATTAAAAACTGTTATTCAATTGTATTTGAAGAATCACCCAACACTGTGGGAAGGTAAGAAACAGAAAAAGACAGCTGTGCCTTTTTTGGTGCATCTTGACGGCGAACCTTTACATCAATTGAATAGTATTACCCGAATCATTAACTCCGTTTTAGGTAAAGGGGTTGGTTCTTCTGCACTACGTCATATATACTTGACACATAAATATGGCGATGTTGAAAAGGAACAAGCCGAAGATGCAAAGGCGATGGCGCATTCTGTAGGTCAGCAAAAGGATTATATAATGAAATAGTTATAATGATATAAACAAATATCAGTAGTTTATATAGTATCTCAACTTTTATAGAATGCAAGAAGTCCCAATCAGTAGCACAGCCGAGCAACCAGCCCAAAAGGGTAATACAGAAAGAAAGGCAGTCGTCAATGCGGCAGTGTGTCGTTGGCGAGTTGCGAATCCGGATAAGTATCGCGCATTGTGTCGCAAATCATCGCATACATATTATACAAAAAATAAAGAAATTATTTGTGAAAGACGAAGAATAGAGCGTGAAGCTGAAAGATATGTTTTAGACCAATCAAAATTGGCGACAATTTCATAAAATATAATATACAATTATTTTATAAAATAAAAATGGACCACATTGGATACTTGTTGCGCCAACGTGCAGAAGCGGAGGCGAGAGGTGAAATTGAACCCTACGACGCAAAGAAGGCGGAAGAAGAACTCATAGACGGTGCGACGAACTGGGTTAAAGACCAATTCTTGACCAAAGAAGAGAAGGAAGAAAAAGCAAAGAAGAAGCGCGAAGAAATAGAAGAAAGAGAAAGAAAAGAAAGAGAAGCAGCTGGTCCGTCATTAGCGGATTTATTTTCAGGGTTTAAATTTGGGTCAGGTAAAAATCCATTTTATCATTTACAAGGAGGCATGATTAACCCTTTTGACAAAGATGGAAACATGATTGACCACCCCCTTAACCCCTTTGACAAAGATGGAAAACGGAAACCACGCGAACCTATGGAGGATGACGTCATGTTCCAAAAGCCCTTTGTTCCCGAGTTTGACTGGATTGAAAATGAGAGACGCACCACAAATCCGTTTTATCACTTGCAGGGCGCAGGGCAGATTGAAGATTTTATAGGGGCGATGGATAATCCTTACACAAAAGACAAGATTACTCAAGGTGCAATAAGCAGTGTTTCGTATCTTGGGAGTAAATTGTTAGACCATTTGTGGAAGGGAGGGAAAATGCCGGTTGAGTTAGTCGGTTCAGGGATTGACGATTTTTTTAATGATTTTTTTGCCGACATTGCAAAAGATGGAATCAAAAAAGGAATGGAGATAATTAATAAATTAAAAGGCAGCGGGTGGGAAGACGATTTGAATGAGTTTGTAGCAGACCAATTGGGCAAATTGTTGATGGGCGGCATTGCACACAACCCAAAAGGGCATACAAAACGCAATAACAATCTCACAAAACAAAAACCACAACAGAAAAAATTCTGCGGATTTAAATCAAAAGTGTTTGAACACGAGGACTACGACCCCGCAAAAATGCATAAATTTCGTGCAGCAACGTGTGGGGCAAAACCACTTACTAAAGCAGGACGTCCCGCTGGTTCTAAAAACACTCAAGGTTATACAAAATCAGGTCAATTTACTTCCACGAATAGAAATCTCGGTCAAAGTCGCAGAGTTCGCGAACGATTGCTTGGAGAAGGGAAACAATTGCAAATAATGCCTAAAGAGGACGACCTTGTTTCTAAGAAGGAGAATCCTATTGTTGAAAAAATCATTGAAGAGCCGATGGACGATGGCGATATTCGCGCTTATTTTCCAAAGGCAAGAGTCATGCGATATGCCGAACTGGCTGACTACGACACCATTGAACAGTTGCTGCCGAAGAATAATTCCTATGTTTTTTTATTGTATCAACATAGAGTGAATGACGGACACTTTGTATGCCTTATGAGGTATGGAAAAACGATTGAATTTTTTTGCAGCTATGGAAGCAAGATTGACGGACCGCTTAGTTGGACTCCTTTGCCGCAAAGGGTGGCGCTGGGTGAAGGAAAACCTTATTTGACAATGCTGCTAAGGAAAGCCCCCCAATTTGATGCAATCCACAATCCTGTGGCGTTTCAATCTAAAACGCGAGGAATAGCGACATGCGGCGCATATTGCGTTATGCGCGTAAATCAACTCGTGAATCATGGTCAGGATTTGCACGATTTTATTGATTATATGGAAGAAATAAAAAAAGAAACAAAGCTCAGCTACGATGAAATCGCAGCAAACTATGTCGCAAAAAGGTAGTTTGCCTTTTTAGGTTCAGGTTTTTATCAATTTTTTAAATTACCCTTAAGGGTCGTCCAAGCTAGTGTATGTCCCAACCGCAGAATATGCGTGATGTTCTTGAACATACAGGTCGCCACATTACCCTTAGGGGCAACGACGAATAAACCGGTGTTTAATCGCTGTCGCTGTCATAGTGGAAGGACGACAATATTAACGGTAGAGGCAAGCATACCTGGCGAATAAAGATGGCGAAGATTCGTTCAATGATTCAGGAGACCATGATGGCGAAGATTCGTTCAATGATTCAGGAGACCATGATGGCGACCCCGTTGGGCTGCACCCAAAGTTGCTGGGTGTGTGAATACCGCCATGTTCTTCTTCGTCTTGCAACATGTTTTGTTCCATAATCATAGATGGAGTCGGCGAAGGAGGGTTTAGAAGCGACTCCTGTTCTTGTTCGTATAGCTGGATACTCAAGCATACCAATTCGGGCTCTCCATCTTCAACGTGTGCTTCCATGAGCAAGAGCATGGAATGGATAAATGTGCTGTAAAACGGGTGAGATTTGGTGATACATGAATAGTTGGGGGGGTGGTCTGGGCTTTTCCCCATCACTCTTTCGGGGCGAATGATTCTGTTTGTTATTTTAGCAACTTCCTTCTCGTGAAGAATGTGGCGACATTTTTCAGTTGTTTTTTGATGACGTGATACTTTACCCTTGTCGGCAAAAAGGCAGCCGCACTTTTCACAAGCAACGTAGCCCTTTTCACGCTTCATTTCATCGCTCATCTTTTGGCGATGCGCAGAAGCACGACTTGCTACGCGCGCATAACGATGATATGTTTTATTTTGTTTCATTTCTCCTGCGAGTTTGTATGCGTCTCTAAGAGCATTCATACCAATGAGGTAGTTTCCTTCCCCTCCGCCATTTGCTTCTTGGGTATTCTCCAAGCACTCCATAATGGCAGCAAGTAAGTCGGCAAATTGTTTGTCTGTGTCTGTATTCATTTCCAGGAACTACTGATTTACCTATATAGGTATATAATTTTCAATTTATATTTTTTATAAAATAAATAAATTGAAAAGAATCAAAAAGTAAAAACAAAAACAAAATCAAAATCATTTTATTTTATTTGATTTTTTTCAAAACATTTCATTGTAAAAATATAAATTGAAAACTTAAAAACTAATCTTACATTCATCAGTTCCGGTCAAGAATCAATAACAATGTCAATCCATGTCATCAACGTTGATACTGAAAATGACTATACTTCTCAACTCGCTCAACTCGCTATTACAAAATGCGATGAGATTATACAAAATCACACCGGACTTCTTACGGTGATGACTCAAAAACTTTTGATGTTGGTGGAGGCAGGAGACGAAGAAAATGACGAGATGATGAAACAGACAAAGTTCCTTATCCAAATTGCACAGGCATCAATTCGCCTTAATCAAATTGAAAAAATGATGTTCAAAGCACTTCAACAACAAAAGAAATCTCCTTTGTTGTTCAAGAAATTTACAGAAATGATGTCATCAACAATGGAAATATACGAAAAAGGTGTTCAAGACGAAATCATTAGCGAGGAAAAGTATTTGAATTTCTGTCGCCACTCGGTTCCGCATTTTGATATATTCAAGACACTGTGCGAAGAAGACAATTAAGTAAGTAATTTTGTGCATGTTTCTAATACTTTTTTCTATGATTGCTGATAATGCGTAGGGGTGCGTAGCTGCGGAGGCGATGGGGGGTGGGTAGAAAGTAGCTGGCGTGGAAAACAACTCATCGGCACGCCGTCCAATGCAAATAATATAAATTGAAAACTTTAAAACTATATTGTTATTCTGCAGGTTCAAGGACAAGGAAACAAGGAAAAAAAAGATGACCATGACCGATGAGGAATTAGTAATAACGTATGAGGTATGCGCACAATATATAAAAGAAGATACAGACATATTAGAAAAGGCAACACAACGTCGTCTTCAGTTGTTGGGTTGCAGTTGTGGGTGTGAGTGGCATGACAAGGAGATGAAACGAGCAGAATTCTGGATAAAATCTTCAACAGCAGCAATTCGTCAAACTCAACTTGAGAAAATGATTTTCAAAACAATACATCAAGAAAAGAAATCGCCGTTGTTGTTGAAAAAATTTACAGAGATGATGTCATCGGTCATGGAATTGTATGAAAAAGGCGTTCGTGATGATTTGATTGAAGAAGAGTGTTATTTGAGGATTAGTAGTCAATCGGTTCAATATTTCAATTTATTCAACAAGAATTTAATATGATTGCTGATAATGCGTAGGGGTGCGTAGCTGCGGAGGCGATGGGGGGTGGGTAGAAAGTAGCTGGCGTGGAAAACAACTCATCGGCACGCCGTCCTAACGTTTTTTTCTTTTTCTTAAGGGACAGCCCAAGAGTTCTCCCGGTTCTTTGCAGATTGCTGATAGTGCAAACAATCTCGGGGTAAGTTATAAAAACCGTCTCCGCGCTCCGCGCTACGCAATACAATAGAAAAAATAAAATAAATAAATAAAATAATAATAATAATAATAACAAAACTTCTGGGGGCGAACTTTCTTAAAAAATGAGAATTGCAATTTATATGTTTTATCAGCAAAACATATAAAATAGGACGACATGTGGATTAGTTGTTTTCCCACTCTGGCACCTTTCTATATACCCCCCCCCCGCTCCGCGCCTACGCACCCCTACGCAGTATCAGCAATCACCATAGAATTCGTAAAGCAAGGTTATTTGGAGAAACAGGGTTATTCTTCCAATTTCCTTTTATATTTGATGCTCTTTTTCTATAATTCCTTCTGTATTTATCTGCATCTCTCTGTGAAACTTTGCCGATACTTTCCAACCATGAATAAATTATAAAATCATTATACCCGATTGCACCAAAACGAACACCATTATATGATAATTTATGGACACTATCCTTTGACAAGGTGAGTAATGCAGGGTCGTATCCTGCCTCTTTTGCACGAATTCTCGCGATGGAAAGATATAATTTTTTATCCATTATAATATAAATGAAGGAAAATAATATTGATTATGATACGGATTTAGAAATTCTATTAAAAAAAAATGCAGAAGAATGCGAGTCCCTTTCTCTTTTGCATAGGGCAAGCTATGAAAAGTATAACACATATTCTAATATCATAAATGTTCCGGTTATTATTCTGTCTTCTGCAATTGGATTCGCTACTGGAATTGAAATAGGTTATGATAAAATGAATATAATCTTGGGCGTAGGCAGTATCTTCGTGGGAATTATTAAAAGCATTGATTCTTATTTTGCACTTCCCAAACGAGCTGAAGGTCATCGCATCTGTTCCCTGCAATATGCACAGTTCAATAAAAGAATGGCTGTAGAATTATCTTTGAGGAGAGAACAACGACAAAATCCTAAGGACATGCTTGGAATTATAAAAACAGACATGAAAAACCTTGCAGATATTGCACCATTGATTGATGAAGATATTATTAATTCTTTTAAATTAAAATATAGAAATACAGATGGACATTTTGACACTCACACTGCAAACATCACAAACGGTCTCAGCCCTGTCATCATAAATGCTGCGGAGAGCGGAGCTAATCATCAAAATATAGTATTAAATGTGGAAAATAAAAAAAACAGTATAATGTATGACGAAAAGGTTGGAAATTCGCCACCATTTGTTATTGTAGATATGGAAGACGACGGGGCAATGTGAATAGGACGGCGTGCCGATTAGTTGTTTTCCCACTCCAGCTACTTTTGTCCAGGAAGCTGCGCTCCACGCGCTACGCACCCCTACGCATTATCAGCAATCGCGTTATTTTCCCTTATAACTTTCTGTGAAAATGTTGTGGCTTTCACGAGTTTCGTTTGTTCTAAATAAATCCTTTTTGTGTGCTTTTATTTCATTGTAATTTAATTCCAGTTTATGTTTAGGATTATTTTTGTGGAATTCGCATTTCAAACAATGAAGACGAATGATTGTTTGCAATCTTTTTTCGGTTTCTTGACCGACCTTTTTCACTTCAAACCCACATGGGCAGCAGAAAGTGCTATAATTGACTGTTTGAGACATTCTTGTTGCTTGAATCTGCAGATTTTAAATGTAGTCCAAACGTTTTCAATTTATATTTTTTCGGCAATCACCATCTGCAACCGGGTGAGTTCCTTGATAAGCGCATCATGGCTCACCTTCATATTCTGCAATTCTTGCTCAACGGGAGACAAAACGGGAGGAGGAGGAGCTGTTTGCGCCTTCAACTCCTGCAATTCTTGTTTCTTCTTTTGGCGATACTCTGCCTGCTTTAGCAAAACTGCAGATTTGTTCTGCTCGTAAGCGGCTTTTTTCTTTGCCTTTATTTCTTCCAGATGTGCTTCGCGATACTCTTTGTCCTTTTGTGCAATCTGTTCCTTGTGAGAATCCCGGTATTTTGCATCTGCCTGCTGAAAGCGGAGCGGGTCTTCTTGTCTTTCTTTTGCCGCTTTTGCTAAAATAGCATCACGGTTCTCAATGTATTTCTTCTGTTTATAAGATAATTTCTTCAGTTGAGGTTGTTCAGTCGCCATTTTGGGTGTGTGTGTCTTTCTATAACTTAATCCTACAGAATAATAATATAGACCAAACGTTTTCAATTTATATTTTTAAGAATCGTTAAAAAATATAAAAAAAAATATGTAATAATATAAAAAGGAAACTTTAGTAAAATCTTAGCAAATGCTTGAAATTTCATACAATGATTTTAGATTAAAAGTGGATTCTTTTAAATCTTTAATAAAAGATGCAAAAAAAGGAAATGTTGAATTATTTATTTTAGAATTAATTAATGAATTCTCTCCAAAGTTCATGTGGTATAAATCTTTAGAAATGATTGAAGAGGGAGATTTTGATGAAGATTTAAATGTTAGAGATTATTTTAAGCGATTGCTCTGGGACGACATTATTGAAGAATACTTTGAAAATGCGAAAAAAGTTGCATTTAAAACAGATGAAGAAATAATAGAAGAGCTTAATAAAACTACCTTTTTAGAAACACACCGGAATTTTATCCCGCTCCAAATAGGTCAAACACAAGCCCTTTTTGACAAACAAATGGCGGAGCAGATGTCGGCAATCGTAGAACACCCCTTTCCGTCGCAATATAAAGAAGATGAACCGAATGAGCCGGATATTGTAAATATTGTGCCTTTTTACACCGATTAATCGCTGTCGTCGCTATTGCTACTATCTGTATTTTGCTCCCCCATTGAATTGAGAAGCCATATATTTCTTTCCGTCATGCAAATCTGTGGATACGACCTGAAGCAACACGTCCAGCGGCTCGGTAATTTCTTGATTGCCCGGACCTGTTTGTCGTCCAAGCCAATGTATTCTTTACACAGATAATTAATGCCCTTCATTGCACCCGAATGGGCAAAAAACACCAAGATGTGTGCCTCATTCAAAATCCGGCGAGTATCCCTCCCGTTTGTCGCCAAATGATTGGTGAAGACGGCAGTAATATTAAAATGTCGCCCTATTTCCAGCACTTGATTCGCAAGTTTCAGCACCTCCTCCCTGACCTTTTTATCACTCAACACATCAATATCGTCAAAAATGCAGCATGAATTCTCAAAATCCTCAGCGGAAAGGGGGTCATTGACCAACTCTTTTCCTATTTTTATTCTTCGCAATCCTGGAATTTTATCCAATACTTCGTCCTCGCTCAACGCCGAAAATACATATAGGTGATTATCGGGGAACTTTTTTTTGTATTGAATCAAATAATTGCTCGTAAAAGTGGATTTTCCACTGCCTGAAGGTCCGCAGATATAAATAATTTCTCGTTCCTTTTTGTGATTGGGAATGAGCTGGAACTTGGAACCAACCGGTAAATCAATCTTCTGGAATTTTCGTTTCACATCGCCCTTTTCGTTTTCATCTGCAACATATACATTTTTACCCTTTAAGGTCCCTCCCTCAATGACAGCCAGTGGTTTTCCAACTTTTTCTAAATTCAGCGTCGCCATAATAATGAGTTTATATACCTATATAAAATAAATTCATTAAATAATCTTATAAGCCAATGTAATAGTTTATTTATACGGGTCTTTTCGTTTTAATGTATTCAATACCTTTATTCTTTCTTTTAATATATCAATTTCTCTTTTTCTTGCCGCTGTGAATTCTTTTGGATTTGGGTATTCTGCTTTAAAATATCGTGCTGGCGCTCTCTCTTTTAAATCTATCATATAATCTATGGATTTTTGTATTCTATCTATTTGTCTATTTAGGTCTGTTTGAGATGCATTTTTACCATAAAGGGTGTTCTTAACATAAGGGTCTTTATCTTTCGCTGCTTTTTTTCTTTCACGTGCATCAATCGCCTGTTTCTTTTGTGCTAATAGGGCTTCATATTTATTTTCCCACTCATCGTATGTGTAAGGACGACCGTCGCCCTCTAAATCAGCACTACCGGTTCCTTTAATACGCTTATTATCTAAAAGCGTCGTGTTGCCCGACTTTAAGAATTCCTGCGTCTCCTTTTCAATCTGTGCATCAAGCAACCCAATAACATGTTTCATCTGTTTAGATGAACGGATTTTTACACCGATGATATTCTCCAAATTCTTTAGATTCGCTTTCACTAAATTCTGTATAGAGTAATCATTAAAATGGTCCAATAATAATTCAATTGCTTTTAAATTAGACGATAAGCTGTATTTAAAACCCGTAGAAGAATTAAAAAGCTTGGAAAGCTGCACCAGCTTTTCCTTCTTGCCTTGCAATTTATAAATGCTATACATGCGTTTCAAAGATTTATACACTTTTCCTTCCTTATAGTAGTGTCCAAAGTCCTCGCCAATCTTTCCAACAAGATTTCTAACAGAAGGCATTGGAGAGAACGAATAAATTGATGATAATTCTGTAAAAAGATTAGGACCACGAATAAAAATAACATAATCAATTTTGAGAAAATCAACACTTGTTGCGGCTGCTACAAATTCCGCCTCGTCAAAATCTGTATCAAACCATTTTTGCTTTGTGCCGTCCAAGTTTTGTAATTTGAATTCTATAAAAAACATGTCGCCTGCCTCTTCTGCATTTTCAAATATGGCTTTCATATTACGAAACATTGCTGTGGGGTCATTCTGCTTGACAGTTTTAACAGAAGAAAATAAATCAATATCACTGGGGTAAAGTTGCACTTGCTGACTGCCTGTTCCTAAAAGCTCTATTGGTGTTTTCTCGTCCCAACGAACTGCATCAACAAAAATGCGCTGTTCTTCGCTGATTTGGCGTTTTTGAGTAATGTCCATAAACGGTTTATTATATATTTATATATAAAAAATAATATATAATAACCAATCCTTATTTTAATCGTCCCGATAAGACACTTTCTTGAGACGACCGGTATTAACCTTGTAGTTTTCATCACGCACCCGGAACGGCGTAGGATTCTCGTCCCTGTCAAACGGCTTCTCTTGTTCCTCGTAAAAGGATACAGCGCCGCCCTCAAATGCATCTCTGTATGGGTCAAGTTCTCCTCCTGATTTCATTGCAAACATGGGCTGAGACGCCCTTCCACGTGGTGCAAACATCTCAATGGGCAGACCAACAAGGCGTTGTTTCAAACCGCCCTGCATCATGTCGTCTTCATCGCCATCTACACCATAGCCGTGCATTGCGTATTCGTGAGCAGTCGGGACAACGTCGTGATGGTCTTGGCGACGTAGGACTTCGGGGTCATTGTCGCGCAGCTGGTCGCCGCCGAATAAACGATTCAATCCACTTACGACCTCTTTATCAACGGGCATGATACGCATTCGTTGAACTGCGCCTTGATTATATCCATATTTATCTACATTGGGTGCCGAAAAAGGTTCTCGGTGTCTTGATGGAATTCCGCCGACTTCACTCACGCCGAATCCAAAGAAATTCTTTGCCTTGTCGCCAAATGTTTGTTTGAGTCCGTCGGGCATGTGCTTTTGGAACGAATCGGGGACTATCTTGCCTACGGCACGGCGAACATCGCTCATATCGGGCATATTTTTTGAGATGGTGTCTGCCCAACCGCTTGCGCTGTCTTTGACGCCGCTCCATGCACTGCTCGCCATGTCTTTAAGGGTGTCAAAAATGCCGCTGCCTTCCATTTCCTCCATCAAGGCGCCATCTCGTATGTTGTGTTTCTTCATCAGCTTGAAAATTAAATCGGGGTGAATACCCATCTTCATAAAATGAGCAATGTGCTTTGGATTCACCTTTGAAGGAAACATTCCCTTTTTATCAACAAACTTCTTCAACTCGGGAAGACCCTGCCCATAAAGAGCATTGCTTTGAATTAGTGGTTGCTGTGCGTTGCCAAATGCTGCACGCTGTTGCATGATATTACGAACCCAACCCACCAAGCTGTCCTGAATAGCAGTATCTTGTGGAATGTCATCTCCCTGTTGATTCGGCGGTCCAATTTTCATCAATTTATTTTGAATATCTTGTGGAAGTGCAGCAAATAACACGCGCAAATTATCCATTTTAGGTGGAATAACTGCTCCATTTTGGTCTTCCAAATCTCTATATATTCTCCAAACCTCATCACTTTCCTGCTGGTCTAATTCAGGAATTTGCAGAATTTGGGTGCCTCCAGCGTCTGCGTATGCCTGCTGTTCAGCGGAAAGTGCGGCTGCAACAGGTTGAGCGGGTCCCCCCTGTTGTCCTGGTTGCACTTTTGCCTGTCGTAAATTATAGGTTGGATTGGCTCGCTTAAATGCTTTAATAGCTGCTGCAATTTCACCATCAGTATAATTTACATTTCCTGCTTGTCGTATCTCATCAAACATGGTTCCCAATGGGTCTTTAAACACTTTCTTATCCTGAAGTTGTAGTGTTTGTTGGTGGTCAGCCACCCATGCTGCTACTGCCTCATTAACCGTCAATGGTCCCTGTGGCGCTTGTTGTCCTTGCTGCTGCTGCTGTTGCTGCTGCTGCTGCTGCTGCTGCTGCTGCTGTTGCTGTTGCTGTTGCTGTTGCTGTTGCTGTTGTATCTGTTGCTGTATTGCCGCCTGCCGTGCTGCTTCCGCCTCCGCTTGTTGTGCAGCAGCCAGGTCTATAGCTCTTTGTTGTGCTGCAATATTACCCTCTAATTCTGGAGCAATAGGAGGGACTACGTCTTTTAGAAAAATATCTCTTGCCCTAGAATCTTTGATAAATACATTTACATCTTGGGAATTAATAGGTCGTAGATTTTGGTCTTCAATGAATTCCGCCATACAGCCCAAAAGGGCATACATCTGCAATGACTGCAAGCGAAGCGCCTCATAAAATCGTCTTTTTCTATCAAGGTCTCTTACCCCCGCAACTGTAGGGACAACTTCATCAAAAAATGTAGGATAGAGTCCTTGAATTTCCTTCAGCCGATTTACAAGCGGAGTAAAATATGCTGTATAGATTTGTTCCGTTTGCCGAGCATTGTTCAACAAATCGGGATTATAAAGTTTGATAAACGCCATCATCTCATTATACGCTGAAAGTAATTCTGCTTTTCCAAAAAACGAGTTTGTAAGCACCGCTTCAGTTTCCGGTCCTCGCCGAAGTTTCATTAAAGCGCCTTCTATATCAGCAGGATTCACTGCAGTAGTTAATTGATTAAACGTCTCTTGTTTAAGCTGCAAAATTTGATTGATTTTCAAGATATACACCTGCAGCTTAAACGCTGTCCCTACGTCTTTGGCGGAAGCAGGTTGTATGCTTTCCTTTTCTCTATTGACCTGACGTAGCTGCATGTCAGCAACCTTTTGAAATTGGTTTCGGTCATAATTCCTAACTTCGTTCATCTCTTTAAGACGAACAGCATCGGGGACCTTCACTTCGCGTTGCGACAGAAGTCCTCGTAGTTTGTCCTTGTGTGGCATTTTATTTTATAACGTATTGAAAGAAAATAAAATACTTATATAACCCTAAATCGTTTTATGGTTTGATTTAATTATTTATCAGCATATCTTACAGAAACTCTAAAAAGGGGGCAACCGTGTGTGCGATATTACCTAAATCTCCCATAAAATCACCTCCTGAAACACCGCGACCGCGATACGATGCACCCGCTCTCTTTAGGGCATCTTTGTAGGAGCAATTATGACTCTTTGCGTAGCTCTTCACGTGGTTAATCCAACTCATTTTTCCGCCTGAAACACCGCTTCCTACGGCACGCATTTCCTGCTGTCCGCCCTCCATATCGTCTTCACTTGAGCTTGAGCTATAATCGTCGTCGTGTCCCATTCCCGACATGGACACACCCACTTGGGTAGGAGGAGGTTGCAAGTATCCCCCCTTCAGTGCCTTCCTTTTTGGAGGCATACCTGCTCCATTCGCCATGCCTGCAATGTTGCCCATTTTGCCGTAGGAGTAGCGAACCGGTTTTGCGTTCAAGGCGGGCATATCAGTGAGACCGCCACCGCTCATTGATTCGTCTCCGGCGCCGAATTTTGATGCAATGTTCATGATTGGACCAGCAATTTGAGCAACTTTTCCTACAGTCCCTAAAAGGTCGCTGAAGAAATCTCCACCCGATAAGCCCATTCCATTCAACATGGGGTATGCCGCCTTGTTATACATGCCGCCGCTCATTCCGCTCGCTTGCATTTTCATCATATCGCCCAGTTCGTGATGCAATTTTGCGTCAGCCAGCGCCTTCATAAAAAGCATTTTCTTCTCTTCCTTGCTGACTTTAGACGGGTGTCTTCCACCCAAAAAGGCAGAAACGATTGCATCGCTTGCGGGGGGCGGAACGGCAATTTGGAAGGCAGGGTCAGCTCCTCCGCTGACTCCCAGCCCAAACAATCCTGCAATTTGAGACAATCCCGGAATACCCAAATCACTGATGGGTCCTTCTCCTTGCATTTCCTGTCCTCCACGCCTACGTCTCCGCCGTCCGCCAGATTCACCAGCACCAGATTCACCCAAGCCAACAAGATGAGCAAAAGGCAACAATTTTCCTGCAACATCAAGAGTCCCAGTAAAACCCTTTTTAAAACCGTCGGCAAAGTCGCTGAAGAAATCACCGCCCTCCAAATCGTCGTCTCCGCCCTCCATACCCAAAAGGGCAGGCATTCCATAGGTGTTTGCTCCGGCACCGCGTCGTCCCTGAAGTTGTGCAATTTGAGATGCTAAACGAGATTGCCGTCTGCCTCCCGATTCGCCAGCACCAATGAATCCTGATTTGGCTTGTTCTGCTTCAATCTGTCGCCAACTGGGAGTATAATTATCGCCAGTCATTCTGTCCCCCCCCCTCATTCCCGACCCTGCTAATAAGGCGGACCCTTTTCGGCTGCCTTTCACGATGGGTGCAACGGCAAGCATTTGTCCAGTTCTTCCTTGCGGACGTGCTACATCGCTCATTTCAGCTCCTCTACGGACTCCTCCCGACATGCCCATTCCCTTGCTTCCGGTTATTTTTTTAACTTTATCGTATAAATCCAAGCTTTGATTTGCAACTCCTGCTGCAGTGTTAAGCCCTGACAGAAGGTCGTCCATAAACCCTTGCCCTTTCATTCCGTGCTGCCTAAAATCATAATCATCAAGAACGGCTGCTTCGCGCCTTCTGCGGTCTTTGTTTTTTCCTGAACCGTCGTAATCACCTCCGTGCATTGCGTTCGTAGAGTTTGCCTGTTGCTTATCATTTCGCATGTTGGCAACGTCCAAGCTCATTACACGATTGCGAACCGCACGATTGTATTCATTATCGTAAGATGTCATTTTTCTGTTATAATATCATATAACAAAAAAATATTCAAGTTTCATCTAATTTTCTTTTAAACTATAATTCCCTAAACTATCAATTAACAGAGATGCTTTGAAAGCCGTCTTCCACCAGAAACTCCTGAGCCGCTATTTCCCGACCCTGAAGGACCCGACCCTGAAGGACCCGACCCTGAAGGACCTGACCCTGAAGGTCCCGACCCTGAAGGTCCAGAACCGCTCTCGCCCATTCCGGACAAGTCCTTGAAGCCATCTTCAATAGAGCCACCCACCAAGCGTTTAACTGCGCTGCTTGAATAACCGGGTTGAGAAGATGCAGCCAACACATCACTTCGCGATAGAATCGCCGTGTAAGTTTGTGAAGTTCCTCTTTCCAGAACAAAAACGCCTGTATTTTGAGTAATAAGGACAAGTTCCCACTGATTTTGTGGCGTCGTTCCGTAAGCATTAGTGTCATAATTGAGCAAATCAACCTGAAACTGCAATTGAAACTGACCAATGCTTCCGGGAGCAAACACGTCGTCCAACTCAACATGTTTGCCCATAGACAAAACAAGAGGAGCGCCAGAGGTTGCGACCTGAGTAAGACCAAAATTATCCAACGCAGTAGCTCTTGAAACACCTGCAACGCCGCTAAATTCAGCCCACGTAGCATTAGACCCTGATTCTACAGACATACGCCACAAATCCCATTGAGTCGCCGAGCTAAGCAGACCACTCTTATTATTAAAATTGACAACGATTCGTTGAATAGGAAAGAAACAATCAGCATCATACGCAGTTTGTGTAGCCAGTGTTTTACGAGCAAAAATAATGAGGCGGTCTGGAATAGAATTGAGCGAAATTGTTTGTGATGCAAACTGAGAGGTAGAACCAGGCACAAGAGAATAGGCACCTGCTGCATTTGTTTGAACAGCAGCTGTAATAACCGCACTGCCTGAAGATAAATAACGCGGATACTCAGCGAATGGGACGACGTTTCTAGCGGGAACAAGGTCGCTTGGCTGACGAGTGTAATACTGAATGAGGAGTTGTGGCTCTTGAAACGCGTCGGGCTGTGCAACACTACCCAAAGTGCAAACAAGGTTTCCAGCAGTATTCAAAGGACCCAAAACAGCTTGGGCAGACCTAAACAACCTGTTCGCTGACCCGATGTTTAGTGTCAAATTTAAAACTTGCACGCCGTAAAACCCCTGATTATTTGATTCAGGGTCGCACCAAATCAGCGGACTAAGCATCAACGGCTCAATTGTCTCAAAAACAATAACAACGGTTTTTATTTCCGCAGCAGCACCACCAAAGGCGGTATTTCCAGATATAGATTTGATTCGGCTTACTCCGCGTCCCTGATATGCTTCGTCTAAAGAACAATCATTCCATGCGCTCAAAGGAGAGTTGGTGGAACCAACACAGTTGGCGTAGTTCCAATAATTATCATAGGCAGTGGGTGCAGAGTTGTTATAACGAGCCATCTCACGACGGTCGCCAAAACGAAGCAGTGCAAACATAACGTCGCGCATGTTCTGGGACACCGTGTTGTTGTTGATAGTCATTTGGACGGTGTTGCACAAGGACTGAAAAGGAAAAGGACCAAGCGATTCTGTCTCGCCCAAATTAACCAATCGGGTATTTACCGGCGAGTTTGCAGGAATAGTGCCTGTGCAGGTGATTGTAATGGTATTCCTGAGCATCATACGCCTAGACAAAACCGTTGCTTCGCTCGGCGTTTGGATATTAAACGTAATAGAAGAATTGCTGTTAGAAATGGCGGTATATTTACCTGGCGTGATGTTCTGGGCGCCTTTGATGACTGCGTAGCGGACTGAGTCGGTGGTGGCTAAGACATCGTCAATCACCTTGACTTTACTAAAATCGCTTGAACTCATTGTTTTTTATGTTATACAATCGTATGACAAAAAAAAAATTATAGATTGACCTAATTGTTTTTCCTAAAGATTAACTAAATGGAACAATATTATTGTATGCTTTTTTGCGGAACATGATTTTTATCGTTGAACCACAACCATTTTGGAGATAAAATGGGTGATTTTGACCAAATGCATCTTTCCAATTAACGCTAATCTGGATTGATTGCAGCGGAGCGTTGGATTGTAAATCCAATAATCTATACTCGGCGACTGGACTGTAAAGGATAAACGGCAGATATTCATCACCACGACCCAAAAATACTTCTAAATCTGTCAGTTGATTCTGGATATTGTTGTTCCCTTGTGCCTGTGAAGCGGTTGTTGCGCCTAAAAAGATACGAGGCAATCCTATCAACGACGGCACAACAGGCAGCAAAGATGTCGTGAATACAATACTTGATACGGGACACATCGTTGGTCCTGAACTGTATGCTTGAACCATTGCTAAACCACCGCCCGCCCAAACGGGTATTATTGTGGGAGGATTACCTGGAGGATAATATGAGGGTGCAACTGCTTGATAATTTGATGTTCCGCTATACCCGACATTCCTTCTATCATAACAGCGAATCAAAAACGCGTCAGGAGGACTATAAGAATTAAATACATACTCAAAGCTACTAAAGAGTATATGCAGCGGAGCATTAAAATAAATAGCAGCCAATGCAGGATTGGGAGTCGTTTCAGGATTCCAACCAAACCCTTGATTGAACAATGCAGTCGGGACCCACAATGTTGCTATATTGTATTGATTATCCCACGTCAAATATGGAGCTTCTAAATAGGTTGAAGGAGCGGTAAAATTAACATTTCCTGGATTTGCAACAAGCACTGCTGCTGCTAAACCAGCCCATGCAGTCGCTATAGATGCATTCACAGTATTAATCCACCAATTAAAACTTTGCACCCAGAAATAATTGCCAGTTGTCTTATTAATTGTCAAAGGCATGCCCGGCTTATTAAATTCGGGGCGTGATGCAATACCTGCAGCTGTTAAATGCGGGATATAAATAACGGGTGCAGTGAAATTAATACCAGGCGCAACAAGAGCAGGAATAGACGGGTCAGTGTAATTAAAAGAAATAGAATACACCGTCCTATTAGGGAAATCGGCACTGTAATTAGGGTTAGGAGTGAGAGGGGGTGCTGGAGCGGGTAGGAATTGATTTGGCTCTTGTGTTAAATCAATCTGCGGAAGCACTACAGGCAATGAGCCGGCTGTATCCACGCTAAAGCGGACGATGGACATGAAATAATCATTAGGATTATCAAGGACAGACGATGCACGAACTTCGGTAAAACTCAACTGTGAAGGCGGTGTAGAAGTATCACTCAGCGATTGATTCACTATTTCTAAATCATAATACTCATGACAGGGGGTTGCAGACATTAAATGCTATTCTTATATTCTATCACAACACTAAAATTTTATGCCTTAATCTCATAAAACTCTATAATAATATTGCGTGATTCTCAGCAATATGGGCGATTATATTATTCCTAAAGAGGATTATACTATTACTGCCGTCCCGAAGAGGTAATAATGTAGCCAGGTGATGAAATAATGTAGTTTTGCAACACTATGACCGCCTATATGGGTAAAAATTTATAAATTATTAATTTAATAATGTATTTTCGCTACATTATTACCCTTTTGGGCATGTAAGTAATAGTTTAAACCCTTTTGGGAATAATATATAGGTGTTTTGCTGAGAACCGCGCACAACTAACCAATGATTCGCCTAAAGAGGACATATAAAATCACATCTTTTAGGGCAGGCATAGGCAAAAGATAATATAATAATTCGTAGAACATTCTATGATTATTATATATTGTATTATTATGTTTGACCTTATTAGACGACTTTTATATCCCGACACTATCATGAATATGAAGCAATCTCACCGGCAGTATTACGCACTTCATCGTGCATCTCTTGAACAACTGAAAGCGGACGCAATGGCTGCAATGGGAATTCAACGCTCCGCATATAAAATGTTCTATGACTGTGCATGCGGCTCTACAAAATTACAATGCAAAAATCTGGAATTTCATTTCATGACAAAGAAGCACAGGAAAGCGTGCGGAGAAGTTCCATCTTTGACTCTCTTACCTTAGCATGTTGGTTCGCTTGTAGTGTATCAGCGCGTTCAAGTCGGGAGTTCTAAACAAATGCTCCTGTGATTCCTTGCATATCACGCGAAAGGTGTCGTCTTCGTCATAGTATTGAATAGATACTGCCTGACCACCTCTTGTTCTACCTTCGTGCAAAACACTTTTATGATTTTTTATTTTATTTTCCATTTATAATTGTTTTGCTGATAAGCTTTTAAATACTTTATGTCATATAGTATTTAAAATTGAATATGGGAATCGTCTAAACTAAACGATAGACGGCATAACATACTGTAGTAGCGTCAGTTGCTACAGTTTGTGTCAGTGTAATTTGATTTGCAGCAGGAACACACGAAACAGCATTGAGAAGATTTGCAACAGTTGCTCCTGAGCCAGTGCAAGTTGCGTAGCATAAATCAGTGGCTAAAACACCAGCAATTGCTACTACAGTTATAGATGGAGCAAGCACAGCCATTGCAACTGACCCGGCGGCAACCAAGACAAGATTATTTGTGGCACCTTTAATGTTAAGATTGGCGGCAGCACCATTTAGTAATTGAGAGTTTATAGACATTCTTTTTCTGTTATAACTTACGCCAAGAAAAAAACATGCTAAAAATATCGCTAAATGTTTTAAGTGTATGTTATACCATCGGTTTTTGCCCCTATTTGTATCCACCCCTTTAGGTCTTTAGTGGCTATATATGATTGGGATTGAGGGGGTCCTTGTGGAACTCCGCCAGTAGCAAATGTAGCAGCAGTGTATCCAGGAGCTGCAACCCCTTCAGCGAAAAATACTCCTGTAAATGCTAAAGTAGCATGAACGACTGGGTCAAATCTATAAAGTCCATCTTTACCCTGCATAACTAAAGAAGCAAGTATAGGGGAGGGGGCAACAGAACTAGAATCAGCTGTTATTCCATACGATGACAGGCCTGTGTAAGGTCCCCCATATTGAACCGGATATGTTATTTGATAATACTCGGGAGCCACCCCTGTAGGTGTAGGAATTAGGGGCTGAGCCACTTGGGCTGTAGCAGCACTAAACCATATGACATACATTTCTAGTGCAACGATGTCCTGATATAATACAAAATCGTAATTAGCAATACCAAACCCTATATCAATTTGCCCTCCACCTATACAATTCCAGCTTTGTCTCATACTTGGTGCTGTAGGTATAGGTCCAGTAGCGTATGCTAGAGTATTTGCTGTTGTATTATAAAATAATGGAGCGTTTCCCCCAGCTGCTATTAATGTGTCCGGTAAAGAAGCCGATATTCTTAAACATATTCCTGATTGAAACCCCCCTAATACTGTTGGAGATGCACCCCAAATTGTAGGCGCCAATCCACTAAAATCCCCTCGCGCAAATCCAGTCATACCAGCAGCTGCTGGTAGAAACCCTGTAGCCCCTCCTGGTCCATCTTGACTCAAAAAATTCCAAGAACCAACTATGCAAAGTAGGTCCCCTGCTGGCAGCCAAAAAGCATCATTCACCGACCCTACATCAAATGCAGGAGCTAGAGTAATTGCCACACCAAAACCCACATCTACTGTAGATGCTATACCCTCGTATGAACCTAAAACACAATTATAAAATCCCATACTGAACCAACCACTATTAAATGTTGTCGCCTGACCTACTCCATTTATATATCCGTTAAAACGCCCAAAGAAACCAAGCTCTTGATTATTATTATAATATAGAATTTTTGATACATAACCCGAGTCATTATTAGCATTTGAAAGTTGAAACCCTCTAAAATCAGGAGCTAATTGCTGTGGAGGGGCGGAATAATCCTGTAAAGGTGTAATTGTAATTGTTGCTGGATATGCACTTATATTAATAACTGCAACATTATATACCTCTAAATCGGCTACAGCAGGGTCTGTAAAATGAAACTTAGAAAAACAACCACTAACCAGAAAACTATTTGTTAATAATGCGATAGGAGGTCCTGGTCCTCCTGCTGATATTGGTAATACACAATCAAACATTGTTGCAGGGACACCAACATCACTCATAAATATACCCACCGTTTTAGGTGCGACTGCTCCACCAGCATTATCAACGATACTTAATTGAATACAACGAGCGGAATTTACATACACAACCTCACAAAGAACATAAAGGTCTGCTATGACTGGTCCTACCGGTCCTGCATAGGTAAAGGGGTAGTAGTTTGATATAAGTTCTACTTCATATGGTGTCGTAGATTGGTCTAGAAGATTAGGAAGTAAATCCCAACTGCCATTAGGGTCTTCGGCGACTAATATACAAGTATCCTGTGTAGAAGTAGGGGGTAATACAGCAGTTGTAGCTGTGCTACTTCTATAAATCGTATTTGAGTTAGTGGAGGGCGGAACCCACCTTAGCCCACCTGGAGCGGAAGCGAAGGATTGTAATGAATAACCATCTACAGCAACACCCGCTGATGTAGGAGCGGCTAGTAGAATTCCAGTATTTGTTGCCCCCGACCCTACTGGTATTTCACCTTTTAAGAGATTTGTATAGTTAATAGCAATATTACTGGCGTTTCCTACTCCAGCACTTTCTATCAATGGTAGTGTTGCTGTTATTAAACCACTGGCTCCAGCATCTTTCCAAGCAGGGACACCAGCAACAACGCCTAAAATTTGATTGGCTGTTGGTGTATTCGTCAATGCTCCTGTTAATGCAGTTCCGTTTCCATATGGTATTTGACCGGCTGGACCAGCGGCAAAATTAACAGCAATATTACTGGCGTTTCCTACTCCCGCGTTTTCTACTAAGGGTAGTGTTGCTGTTATTAAACCACTGGCTCCAGCATCTTTCCAAGCAGGGAGACCAGCAACAACACCTAAAATTTGATTTGCTGTGCCGATGTTGAGATTTGCGTCGGCAAGGGCAGCGTCTGCATATTGAATTTGTCCTTGTATTGTAAAAGGAGATTGACCAACGTTTGCATACACAGGAATGCCTCCTACCCCGATGGATAAAACTTCGCCCAATGCTCCAGGAGCAATATATGATGGAGTTCCGCCTACACATGACAGAATCCCATTTAGAACAGGTGCAAGCGGCGCGCCAGCCAATGCGCCCGTTCCCACCATAATTTCACCAGGAGCTGCTGTAAAATCCAAATTTACCTGTGGAATCGCCGCCGTCCCTGCAATGTTTATACCTGGTCCGCCTGATAAGGAATTCACTTGTCCGCCGCCTCCACCGCCTACATAGAGGTCCGGATATAACATTTTTGTTGTTGGGTCTATCAATGCATTTCTCGCCATTATATATGATATGTTTGTATATATCATATAAAAAAATATAGCTAAAACATCGCTAATTGCATTATTAACTGAAAGTGCCGACTCCAACACCGATAATAGACCAAAAGGAACAAGTAATATCGCCTATAAATTGCTGTG